GCTACTGTTTGTACGGGTTTAGTCGAATTTTCTCCCTTATCGCTTATCTTACCAAATTTATGCGGGAATTCAAGTCTTATTCTCTTGTCAACCTCGGCATAATATTCGTCACTTGCAGGATCAAAACCTTCTTGTTCTGTTAGCTGATTATGCATGTCTATTGCAGTTACCGTCATGGCTCTATCTTGCCCAAACCATGCGTTTTTTTCTGCCCATGCTTCTGCTCTAGGATCTGGTGTTCCTCTAGCTGCTAAAGTCCTTTGAAGATCTGGGTCCTTTTTTGTTGCTTTTTGTTTATTATACTCTTCTTGAGCCGCTTTTGTTTCTTGAAGTTTAGCTTTTTTATAACCAAGTTCAGATATTTCAGTCATTGCAGTTGCTTCAGCGCCTAGATCTTGTGCTTCTCTAGCTGCTGCAAGTTTTGCTTTAGCTGCTTCAATACCTGAAGTTATTCTTTCTTCTGATACTGAAATATATCCTGGCTCAAGCTTCGCAAGTTTTTGGTCAGCTTGTTTTTTAGCTTTGATTTGAGCTTGAGCATAATTAATTGCTTCATCTTTTTGTCTCTCAGCTTCACGCCATTTTTTAGTTAGTTTTGCTATTCTTTTCTGAACGGATTCAGAGTAATCTTTTAATTCGTCTTTTTCTTCTTTCTTTTCTTCACTAGGTTTTTCTAGTTTGATCTCTCTTTCATTTTCAAATGTTTTATCCTCTGGGATTTTTTCATCTTCTACCACAGGTCTAACATTTGGTTCTTCTTTAACTGTTTCTTTTTCTTCGATAACAGCTTCATCTTTTTGTTCAGGGATATCGACATCCATCGCTGGACCAGAAGTATCGAGATCTACTGTTTTTTCTTTTTTCACTTCTTCAGTGTCTGGCATAGTATCCTCCTATGTTTAATATTGATGAAGTATGTCTTCGGGATTTTCGATGGTTGCTAAAACTTCATCATCATTTAGCAATCTTACTTCCCCGCCATCGATAGTGATTCGACTTCCTGCATATCTTGCAAAAATAACCCAATCACCTTTTTTACACCAAGGTCCTTCTGGAAATTTTTCCTTATCATAACAATGTGGTCCTTGAGCTAGAACAAGACCACAAGTAGAAGCTACTTGTTGTCTTTCTAAAGTATCTTGGCCCAGGAATAATCCACCTTTAGTTTTTTCAGGTAATTTAAATGGAAGAATTAACATTCTCCATCCAGTTGGCTTAGGTAATTTTGTTGATTCTTTTTTCTTTAAACGTTCATAACCATCAACTTCTTTTTGATGATCCTGTTCGTATTTTTCTAATAATGCGGGTTTTTTATCTTCTTGTTTATTCGTCTGGGGTGTTGAATTTGATGACTGTTCCTTCATGTTTTTGCTCCTTTTTCTTCAGCAGGTTAGAGATATCCTGTGATATTTTATAATAGGCATGTGCCTGTCCCATCATATACTTATATTTTTCCATATTGTCAACCCCACCACTGATCATAGCATCACCTATTTGTTGATACAGTTCTTTAAGCTGACGTTGGATTTTATTAATTATTGTTATCTCGTCCATTCTTTTTTATTTCCTTTCCACATTGGCATCTTTTTCCAAAGATTCTTTCTATTATTTTATTAAACCATTCCTTTATAATATTTTGCATAAGATTTATTTCCTACGGATACTCCACCTAGATCACCAGATATATAACTTCCATTATAATTAGATTGTGCTTGTCTAATCATAGAATCACTTCCACCGTGTTTAAAATGTTTTCTACCCTCAAGAGCTACTGATCTTGCGGTTTTAACCGGTGGTTTTCTTTTCTTCTTACCCTGCATTGCAGTGATAAGTTGCTTAAGTTTTTTATTCATTACACTTTTGATCTTGCACCAACTAAAGTAATATTAGCGTTTGATCCTTTATGATCAATTGCTCTTCTTCCCTTAGTGATATTGATTGGAACTGCATGAGCCGTACCAGTAGGCGCTAATCCAGAACTTGCTGGAGTCGGAGGTGTTATTCCTCTGCCATTGCCTGCACTTGTAGGTCCATTTTTAATCAATATGCTAGTGTTGATTCCTCTTCTATTCATACTATCCTCGTTTTAATTCACGTATGACTCTTCTCTTCTCTGCTTTAAGATTTCTCTTACCTTTTCTAGTACGAGCTCTTTCAGCATCAACACGACCTAATTCTTCAAGTCTATTCATACGTCTTGTGTTTCTAGCTCTTCCACCTTTTCTCATATTTTTTCTAGTAGGCATCTGAGCAGTAGAATCAAAATGTTGTACCATTTGTTTCTCCTTATTTATTTACTTTGTTTTTACGACCAAACTTAGGTTTTCTTTTACCCCAAGCACCGTAAGATTCATCTCTACGAGCTTTCATAGATTGTTTCTTACCGGATTCTTTTCCACGTCTCATTCCTAATGACTCATCTTCTCTAGCAGCGTAGCCTTGTTTTTTCTTCTTAGCTGAACCACCTTTTTTATACGGGAATCTGACGTTACTTCTTACACCGTTTTGTCTCATATTTTTCCTCCGTTATTTTTTTCCATTTCGGAAAATCTGTGTACCCTTTATACCAAAAATACTCGCACATACAAGTATCCATAAATTAGTGAACCATGTCGGCAATGCTTGGAAATGTTCGAAGAAGGTTTTTATCTTCTCCATAGCCGCCGGATCGTCCGACCAGACCCCCCAAGCGAGCACCAAAATGGGCAACGTTAATATCGCTAAAACCACCTCGTCCTTGTAGTCGTTTTGACGGGCTTCTAAAAGTTTTCCCTGGTATTGTTCTTCACCTCGCGCTTGTCGCTCGGCGTGCATTAACTGTGCATCAGACATAGCCATCTTCGTCTTTTGACGATTAGCATAAATCTTACTTCCAGCGTTTATCGCTAACTTAATTGCACTGAACCACATACCTTAATACCAAGTTGCAGTCTTGCTTTTAGATTTTAGCATTCTTTTAGTTCCTTTAACCTCAACTTTATCACCAGTTGGAATTACATTTCTCTGTATTCCATTAGCGTTAGTTTTAGATCTAGGATCCCACTCCAAATTTTGACTTGGAGTCTCAATATCGATGCCGCCTTTTGCGTATCCATCTTTATTGATGCCTAATGCTTTGTTTGCATCTACTTTAGCCATACGTTCTCCTTATTTTTTTCTTAGCTTCTTCAATGTTATAGCAAATCGAGCTCTTTGTCCAAGCTTTCCTCCCTTTTTAGCCGCAGCTTGCAGCTTAGAAGCAGGGATTGTCTTGCCTTTTTTAATTCCTAGAGATTTTCTTAATGCTCCAGGTTTTTTTATCGCCTTTTTTATGTTTAGCGTCATTTATTTTCTCCTTTGTATTTTTCAATCTCAACACTTGGTATCATCTTGTCCACATTTGGAATAGATTTACTCAAAATTGTCTTTTCAATTGAAGTATCAGCTCTTAGTTTAGCTAATTTCTCGTTTTGATCCAACTTTTCGTCCTGAACTTGTTGGTTCATCATCGCTTTCATACGATCAAGGTTAATTCTTTCCTCTTCGTATTGTTTTTTTCTAAAGTTTTCAGCTGCTCTAAGGTCTAATTCTCTTGCTCTTAACTTAGCAATTGGATCATTATCAAATTGTGAAGTGATAGCTTTCTCTTCCTTCATAAATTCTTCCATCATTTCAGCAATTAAGATAGCTTTCCTTGCTTCGATTCTTAAAGTTAAGTCTTGAACTTGCATTTGCACCTGTGGATTCATTTGAGCCATCTGTTGCATTTGCGCGAGTTGTGGTAATTCGTTTCTAAATTCTAATTCAATCTGTTCTTGAGCCATTAAGCTTATGTGTTCCATTACATTTTTCTCCATAGCTGCCATTAACATCGGATTATTACGTGCAATGTTAGTTGCCATAAAGTTTAAGTGTGCAGTAATGTGAGCTCTATGATCTTGACCAGGAAAAGCTTGAAAAGGTTTGCCTGACATAGCCATAATATTCTCAACCGCTGGATCCATTGGAGTAGGTGGTTGAGGTTTAATTAAAACTTGATCAATATTTTTAACTCCTAACGCTTCATACATATGTCTATACGCTTGATACAAATTATGCATCTGCGGATTAGAAGTTGCCAGTTGCAACTCTGTTTGCGCGAGGGAAATACGCTGAGTTTGTGAGAAAATGTTGGGATCAGCAACTGGCAGTATATCTACCCGATCATCAAAGTCTTGTTGTTTAATCATTCTTTGACCCCCAACGACGTCGTACGGATATTCCGGTGGCAGATATAACTTGAATACTCTTGCTAATAACTTAAATTCTTGTTTAAGAGCCGAGTAAATTCTTTTATGTATTGCTGACATAGTTCTGCTTCCTCTTTCAAGAAGAGCGACTGTTGTTCCAACAGCTGCTTGTTGATTACCATCACCAACTTGAAGATCTGCAATTGAAGCAAATCTTTGACCAGCTGTAACTACAATACCCATTAACTGTAATAAAGTTTGAGAAGGTTCTTTAAATGGTAACATCATAAATGAATCTTTAAGATTACCACCAGGCGCATCTACATCTCTAAACTCACCAGGTTGAATTGATTGCGCATCATCTCTAATTCTAATGCCACGCATTTTAAATCCTGCGGGT